TGCCAAGTCTGAAGAAGTATGACTTGGAACTTATCGCCCTCAAGTCTTTGGCTAGCGACTAGCGCCGCTTCTTTTCTACTAGGGCTTAGATCAATAGCCAACCAAGTATCAGATTCAGGGTTGAGTCTAAGTCCCTCAACTTTGCAACTCTCCCACTGAGACGGATTGATAACTGGGTTAATCGTATCGACCCATTGACATAAAACTTCTGTGCGCACAATATCTTCGGGGTCTGACAATACGGCTCGGATATTATCTGGATGGACTGTTATGCCAAGTGATGGATTAGCTTGGCAGACGCCTAGCCAGAAGTCCGAGGAGTTATCGAACTTAATGCCTTGAGGAGCTGACCATTCAAACCAACCAATATCATCACTGCTACCAAATATCGCAGCCATTGCTCTTTCTCTAAGTTTATTTAGAACGATGCTGTGTTGATCTCCAGCATTTGAATAAACCCATATTTGAGGATTGGCTGAAGCCATTTGCGTATATCTAAGAGCAGACCAGACATCCTCATCTTTATACTCTCTAGCTTCGTCTAGGTGTATCGTTTCAGGGGCTGCAATGCCTCTACCAGCCGAGTTATTGGCTCGGACGATATATCGGCGGCCTTCAGTAAATTGAAGCTCTTGAAAGCCCTTACTTTCCAGCTTCTTAGTAAATTCAGCAGCTAGCCTTGGATTCTGTTCAATAATTGCATAGATTTTATAGAATAGTTCTGCTGAAGTTGTTAGCTTATGAGCCGTATGAACTTGCAGTTTTTCCTTTAAGACATAGATTCTAAATAGGATTTGAAGCGCCATAAAGGTTGATTTACCCTGTTGCCGAGCGCATAGCAAGGTGACTACTGGATGAGCCCATCGGCCATCAGGTTTATATTTTAAAGTATGGTGGGCCAGCCATTGTTGCCAAGGCATCAAAGTAAAGCCGATTTCCTCGCAGAATTTAATCATTTGCTCGCCATATGAGGGGTAATCATTAAGTTTAGTGTGGATTCTGGGTTCTGGCACACCTCGGTAAGTCGATTCGTCCCTAATTCGGACAATCTCACCCAATTCAGCCAGAGCAATCTCTTTCATTCTGAATAGTGCCTAGCCGAGCCATTTTCAGGGAAAATCTTCCCTATGGGGGTCGTGGGTCTGCTGGCGCGCTCAAAAAAGGTAGGGGTCATACGATCGCGCTTAGAACTATTGCATTGAGTGCAGCAAGCCACCATATTAGAAGCTTCATCAGTGCCACCCTTGCTTATAGGTATTAAATGATCAACTGTAGTGGCTTCAAGGCCGCAGTAATGACAGGTGTTGTAATCTCTTTGAAGCACTTGAAGTCTTGTCTTTTGATAGTAGCTGGAGTTATAGCGTCTGCTCAATGCCAGCCCTTAGTCTCAAGGTGATCTAGTGCATCGCAAGCATCAGAGTATCTGTGCCTTAAATATTTAATATGAGCATCTATCTGACGCCTAGGGCTAAGGTCTCTATACCAAGTAGAACGCATCTGACCAAGGCCATAGTGTGATCCATTACGAGCCTTTGGATTCCATCTACTCTCTTTATAGATTAACCAGTTATAACATTGAAACTCTTGCCAATCTAATTTGTTGTAAGCATAAAGCTTTAGATTCATATCTGCTTCTGATGATTGTATAGATATACCTTGTAAGGCCAGTAGCATCAGCGAAAGGCAATAGGCTGTCCTAACCTTCGCTGAAGGGCCAGCTATGCGCCCGCGCTTTGGCGTTATGGTAATGGCTCTGTCAAATATCTTACGCATTGACTTACTCCTCATCTCACTATATGGACAAGTTTTATTAGTATTTACTAGAAATCAACCCCATCAGGCATATCCATATGGTCATCTATATCTCTCCATATTGGGTATATGTCATCTTTCATTCTAACTCCCATATCTTCTTAAACTCTAACTGGCCTAATTGAAAGGCGTCTTTCAGCCTTTCCCTGCCGTCACTATGGAATTTAGTAACCAGATACGGCTCAGCTATTGTGCCTTCTAGCCATTCAACTCTTTCACCATTTGGATCAATAACATCATCGCCATTGATATAGTGAAACTTGTGTAGTATCGCATCAATTGACGATTCTCTTACTGTCTCAACTATCTCGCTAGATATATTGCTTTTTACCCATTTTACAAATTCGCGCTCGTTCTTGATAACCCACTTAAACTTAGGCTTACTGGTAGTCACATAAGCAATAACATCATCACCATATTCAGCCTTGACCCTATCTGCACCTATCTTGTCCATCTCTGTCTGTAGTGCAGCTCTTAGCCTATCCTTGGCCTTCTTAGCCTCATCAGCTATCAGACTCACCGCTGCTAGTTCTAGGCTCAGTTCCTTGATTCCCATCTTGCTCCCTTTTCTTTGCTCTATTTAACCTTACATCTAAGCTGCTTACATTTATGCCACAATCTCTGGCTATAAACTCTTTGTCAAATCCCCATTCCATTAGCTGACGGATATATCTAATAGAGTGGGGTCTGCTCATCGTTATAGGGCCTTTCCATAGTTGCGTTGCCTGTCCAGTATTTTACGCTAATTTGCTCAAAACCAGCTGCTAATCGACATATTCGACACTTACCCGATTTCATCTTCCATCCACCACATTGCTCGCACCGGACAATATCGTCCTCTTTGCTAGCTACGCGATCAGATGGATAAATGATGCGCTGAAGGAAGCATCGCTGGCATTCAACCAACCATACTTCCTCTGGCGCTTCTGACACCTCATCAGTGTTAAACCGCTGTAATTCGATATGCGGTGTAACTAACTTGCAATTACTGCAAGGGAAGGGGTGTGCATCTTTAATCATTTCTGAAAGACCCAATGCCCATCTGAACCAATACGCATCCATTTAGCTGGATGGCCAGACTTAGGAACTGGGCAGACCCAGCCTCTATATTCCTTGCCTTCCTTAGTGCCTTGCTTAAGAATCATTGGCCCACATCCGTTGGAACATAGTGGCAATTCATCAATTACTTCAGCACCTAGCGCATTAGCTACTGCACTAACATCCCAGACAATTGGCTCAGGATCATTAGGACGCTGTTCTTTTATGAATTCCGCAAGAGCTGGCTTTGTCGTTTCAATTGCCTTCTTTGGGCTTTGTTTAGTCTTAGCGAAGTATCCAGCGAGGTTAAGTGCGCGTCCCAACGCTCCAGTTTCCGCAAGCTCGAGTGCATATTGCTTTGATTTAGACTCGCTGGATAAACCTGTAGTCCAAGGATGTAAGTCAGCCTCAGTCCGATATAACTCAGTCTTAATGATATAGACATCACAATTAGCCACAAGCGACTCCGCCAAGATATGAGTCTTGATTCTATAATCTGGATAAGCATTTATAAACTCCTTTAATCGGTCTTGAACACTCACATAATCATCTAGGTAATTCGACATCTAACTTCTCTCTCCCTGCGAAATCATTTATCGCATCTTCTAATTGTTCTTTCAATGAGTAAAATGTGCCATCTGGCCAGTTCTGTGCATCATCGGCGCAAGGCTGGCAATAGAACCTAACCTGAGCCTTGCGAACCGGTGTCTCGCTTTGGACTTTCCAGACTGCTGGTGTTGTAGCTCTTAAATCCCAGCCATTCTTATTTTGTCCCCAGCGATATTTGCAGTAGTCGCAGTATTGATTGCTATTGTGATTGCGAGTCAGACTCAATGTCGTCCCAATCTTCTGGTGTCGAAAATCGTAATCGACCCAAGATAGCGGCATATCCAATGAGATCGAGATACGAATCTTCGCGCTCTGGACTTTCCACCATTCTTGAGAGTTTGGTCGCGATAGCAATAAGCGCCAAGTCAGCTGGGTCTCGGAGCTGAATACCGAGTGCTTTACTGATTTTGAAAATGCGTAATAGATTGTGCCTCGGGTCGCCATACTCGATGCCCCTGTCGAATAGTGTGTCTCCAGCACTTTCGAGCCATTCATTTAATGATTTCTGTGTATCGGACACTTGCTCTCCCTCTCTTATATCCTTCATTAAAGGCTTTAGCTTTGGCTGAACTCCAAAGAGCCCATAAGTAAAGGCCGAAGAATGGAACGCCGATGGTTATTGCAAATACTTGCGTATCAGATAAATTAGGAAACATCTGCACTCACCCCATATTTATCAAGCCAATATGCAGAGATTTCAGCTTTGGATAAACGGCCTCTTAACTGCTGCTTGCCCATCCGCTCTTTAGCGAATCGTCTTATTATTGATCCCTTAACCCAATTTGTCTCATCAGTCCAAGCCCCTGCTTGAGAATCAAATCGAATAAGAGTTACTTTATTTACCATTTTGCTCCCGTTCTGTAATCCCTAAATGGATTAACGGGTTAAATGTATTTGCTTAAATCTATTTAGACAAGCAACAGCTCGGCGAGTCGAATATCAAAGAAGCCGCATAGC